CGGGAGACCGCCACCTACGCATGACGACGATCACCGAGACAAATATCACGCAGCAGCTCGATCTCTCGGCATTCCAGATCGTTCTGCCCGAAGAGACGATCCAAATCGTCGAATATCCCACCGCCGCCGATTTTCCAGCCGTCGGAAAAGTGGCGCGTTTGTATATCTCGCTGGATTCGGGGCTTCCGTATCGTTGGAACGGAACCGCCTACACTTCCGCCGCCGATCTCCCCGTCACCTATTCCGACACCCCACCCGCTCACCCTTACCAAGGCCAGCGGTGGACGACACTTTCTGACTTAACGACCTACGAATGGTTCGTAGGAAGTTGGGTCGAAAAACCCAACAACAACTAGAAAAACACCACAATGGCAGCTATCTCATTCCCATCGTCACCAAGTAACAACCAAGTCCACACCGTTGGCAGCCGCTCTTGGGCATACAACGGCACCGCATGGAAACTCGTCCCGCGAACAACCGATGCGGTCGTCGAGGGTTCCAATAACCTCTACTACACAAACGCCCGTGTCGCCGCCGCCCCAGCCGTCACCGGCTTGGAAAGCCGCGCAACCGCCATCGAGAGCGACATCACCGCTATTGAGTCGGCAGCGACCACGCTTTCCGGTAGGGTAACTACTGCGGAATCAGGTCTTTCCTCGGAAATCACCCGCGCCACCGCAGCCGAAGCCGCCCTCGGCACTCGGATCGACAATGTTCTTTCCAATGTCACGCCCGGCTCGCTAGATAGCTTGTCGGAAGTAGTTTCTGCATTCCAGAGCGCAGACTCCTCGCTCAACGGAGCCATCACCAGCCTCGCTTCCAGCGCCTCTTCCGGCCTCGCCGCCGAGACTTCGGCGCGTGAAGCAGCCGACTCCGCCTTGGATTCGCGCCTCGACACAGCCGAATCGGACATCAATGCCATCGAGTCCGCCGCGACAACTCTTGCTGGCCGTGTGACTACTGCCGAGGGTTCCCTCAGCAGCCACACCGCCGCGACCAACAACCCCCACAGCGTCACCAAAGCGCAGGTTGGCCTTGGTAATTGCGACAACACCAGCGATGCGAACAAACCCGTTTCGAGCGCCACTCAAACCGCCCTCGATGGCAAGCAGATCAAGGATGTCGTGAGCGCCACCGCGCCTTCGCACACCGAAGGACTGCGCTGGGTCGATAGCAACGACATGACCGAATACCTCTCCTACGGTGGAGCCTGGGTCGAACTCGACAAGCAATAACATCCCCAACCCATGGCCGCCCTCGCGTTTCCATCCTCGCCGTCGATTGACGACATTTTCACCTCCGGCACCCGGTCGTGGAAATGGAACGGATCGCGCTGGGCGGTCATCCCCGTTCTGGTTCCTCCCTCCCGACTCTCCGGCGCGGGGGCGGAAACCGGCGATATCCTCGTCTATGACGGATCCGCATGGCAGGCCGTCCCTCTAACCGAGGGCGGATCAACCATCGCCCGCGCCGCATGGGCCTCGCCATACCACTACTACGGATCCGCCCCAACCGGCACCGCTGAATCCTCCACCGGCTGGACGATCCACCGCACCACCACCGACGCCGATGGAGTCGTCACCGCCTCCGCCACGGCCACCGGCGCATGGTCAAATCGCGCCTCCTTGACCTATGCTTAGTCCTCTCTACGGCCAACTTTCCCCGCTGCGCATTCCGACAAGCATCCCGTTTGATGAAGCAGCTCTTGCCTACATCGCCGCTGTCGAGTCCGCAGACGGCGCGACTCTTGAGGATGGCGTGAAATCCGCAATAAACAGCTTCATCCGAGGCTGCAAAGATGACGGTATCTGGAGCGCCATCTCAACTTCGTGCATATTGGCAGGCGCTCGGACTCTTTCCGGTGCGCTCGTTCCTCTCGTCGGAACGGCTCCAACAAACAATAATTTTGTATCGGCAGACTACAACCGAAAAACAGGCTTAATATCAAACGGTTCAACAAAGCGACTTGCCAGCGTAAACAACAACACTCTGAGCCAAAATTCCAACCACATTTATATCCGAATCACAGACGAAGACTCGCGGGCATCTTCGGCTGGCATTATTGGAACAACTCACGCGCAATCAGGTTGCACAACTTTGCGCCGCTCAGGATCTTCTCCTTTAAGTTTCCATAATATGTCATTGTCATCGGCTAGCATTACAGGAACAAATCTGGTTTTTAGAAAAGGCTGCGGCCTAGTGAGAAGCTCCTCCACTCAATTTCAGCGTTTTGAAAACAGCACGCTGCTCGCGGCGTCCAGTGTTGCATCTCAAACCCCTCGAAATGAAACGATTTTCGTGCTTGCGACAGGAACTAATTACACCACCTCCCGCGCCGCTTTTTTCTCAATCGGCCAATCCATTGACCTTGCCAAGCTCGACACCCGTGTCGCCAACCTCATAACCGACATCGCCGCCGCAATACCATGACCCTCGCAGACCTCATCACCCAGCCTGTGAGCTACAAGACCGCCCGCGATCTCGCCATCGTCTTGACGCCCGAGCAAGCCGCGACCCTTGGTGCGATACAGCAGCAATATGGCAACCCGCTCCATGTCGCCTCGCCAGTGCCGCTCACTGATGGCCGACTCATGCTATGCGCCGACCTCCTCACCGAGACCGGCCCCGGCGGCCTCTACGCGCAGGGATTCGCGCACCTCCCAGCCGAGCTTTTCCCGCAAGTGCAAATCCTGCCCATGGCCGACGCCATCGCCCTCATTCCGCAACCTGATCCCGAAATCTAACCACCACCCACCATGCTCGAACAAGTATCTACATCCGTAAAATTCGTGGCCTTTTACACGGCCAGCAAAACAGGCAAGACCGGCCTCACCGTCACCATCGACATCTACAATCCATCCGGCACGCAAATCGTCACCGGCGGCAGCGCCACCGCCATCGGCGGCGGACTCTACGCTTACACGCTCTCGACCAACAACAGCGCAGAGGGAGAGTATGCCGCCATTTTCAAAACCACGGACACCACCGTGGACGCCCAGCACATCCCGAGCCTCTGGGTGCTAGGCCGCGCCGGAGTCGAAAACCTCGACGCCAGCGTTTCATCCCGCTCGACCCTCACCGCCGCGCAGGTCAACGCCGAAGCGGACACCGCGCTCTCTGATGTTGGCCTCACGACCACGATTACCGGACGCATTGATGCCGCCACCAGCACCAGAGCCACCCCGGCAAGCATCCCGACCGCAGACATCACGGCCATTAAAGGTAAGACAGACCTTTTGAACACGACAAGATTGGCACAGGTCTCGACCACCGAAATCCTCGGAAATCTCCTAGCCCAAGCGAATAGCTAATGACACCAGACTCCGCTCTCAACCTTGTCAACCACGCCGCGCAACAGGACGCCACTTGGCACATCATTGCGCTGGTTGCGATTGGCTTGATTTTTATCTCCGTCCTTTTCCGATGGTTCACCCGTCGTCTAGAGCGGGTCGAAACAAGGATGGAAGAGCAAAATTCCGAATTCGTTCAACACCTCAAGACCGCCCACCGCGAGATGTTGGAGATCATTTCGGCCAACCAACAAACCACCACCCGCGCCATCTCCATCATGGAGCGCGTCGAGCGAAAGCTCGGATAAAATGCCGAAGTTCGATTTCTATCCATCGTTCAATGCCGGTGAGGTTTCCCCTCTCATCGACGCCCGCACCTCGCTGGAAAAATACCGCTCGGCCTGCCGGACGCTGGAGAACTTCCAAATCCTCCCCTACGGTGGCGTCATCCGCCGACCCGGCACGGAGTTTCGCGGCACGACCAAAAACCCCAACCTCGGCGAAGTCCGCCTCATCGGGTTCAACTTCTCGACTACCACCCGGTTCATCATCGAAATGGGCGTTGGCTACATGCGCTTCTGGAATGCTTCAACCGGCCAACTCCAGACCAACGCCTCTGGCGGTATTCTGGAAGTGACCCACCCGTATGTCGGAGCGCACCTGCGCGAAATCCAGTTCGTGCAGATCAACGATCTCATGTATTTCGCGCACGCGAACTACCCACCGCGCAAGCTCTCGCGCCTCGCCGACAACAACTGGATTTTTGAGAGCGTGGTCTTCGATTTCCCGCCATTGTTTGAGCAGAATACAACGGACACCACGATCCGGGTTTCCAACGAAATCGGCTACACGACGCTAACCGCATCCACGCCTATCTTTGACGACAGCATGAACGGCGGGCAGTGGGCGCTGGAGTGGAAACGCCCGCTCGCCACCGTGTCGGTGGACATCGCCGGGAACTATCTCAGCGATCTCATGGATGTCGAAGGAGACTGGACTTTCACGACATTCGGCATCTGGGACTCCTCAATTCAAATCCTGCGATACCCAAATGACAAAATGGAAAAAGGCCCGACGCAGACGGGAACCCTCAACCGCTCCGGCGCGACCGCCACGGTCTCGCATCCCGCCCATGGATACAACACCGGCGACCTGCTGGCCATCAATGCTTCCGGAAATACAGCCCCATTTCACACAGGCAGAACCAGTCTGGCGACGATCACGGTGACCAGTGAGGACTCCTATACTTACCCTGTCGCAAATAGTGGAGCAACAACCTGTCCGTTTGCCTATATCGAAAACATCAGCCAAATGGAGGTCGTGAAGGAATACGACCGCGCCACCGGCGAATCCAACATCATCACCACGGGAACGGAAAGCGCCCGCTGCGGGATGCTCATTCGAGTCCTCAACTACACATCCAATACCAAGGGCCGCGCCGTCATCGAAAGCTCAGATTTCCGCACCGGCGGTCTGGTGACAATTGTGGACACCTACATGGCGACTTGGGCGGCATCGACCGCTTATGTCGTGGGAGATTATGTCACGCAGGGCGGGGCAAATTACAAATGCACAACGCCACACACATCCGGAGCAACCTTCGATGTCACCAAGTGGATTATCCAAAATGGGCTGACATCCTCAACGAAAGCCGGAGCCAATGTGACACGCTGGCTATCGGCCTCTGCACGAAACGGTGCGAAGACCCAATTCTGGTCCGAAGCCGCATTTTCTGCCAAGCGCGGCTACCCGCGCTCGGTCGCCATGCACGAACAACGCCTGTGCTTTGGCGGCACATCCTCCCAGCCAAACACGATCTGGTGCAGTCAGATTGACAATTTCGAGAACTTCAAGACCGGCGTCACCGCAAGCGATGCCGTGCAGTTCACCCTCGCCGCCTCGGAAGGCAACCGCATCAACTGGATGTATAGCCAGTCGCAACTTCTCATCGGCACATCCGGCGACGAGTGGACCATTGGCAGCGCCGACTCAGCCTCCTCGCTCTCGGCGACCAATGTGCAGGCGAACCGGCAATCATCCTACGGGTCCAAATATATGCGGGCTGCGCTGGTCAACGATGTCCTCTTGTTCGTCCAACGCAATGGACGCAAAGTGCGCGAACTCGTCTACGAACTCAACAAGGACGGATGGGTCGCGCCGGATTTGACTTTGCTCGCGGAACACATCACCTCCGGGGAGATCGTGGACATCGCCTACCAGCAGCAACCCGATGCCGTCCTGTGGTGCGTGCGCGGAGACGGCACGCTCATCGCCATGACCTACGAGCGCGACCAGAAGGTTGTCGGCTGGCATCGCCACACCATCGCCGACAATGCCGAGGTTGAGTCCGTGGCGACCATCTACGGTAACGGCACGGAGGACGAAGTCTGGATGGTCGTCAAGCGCACCGTCTCCGGGCAGGACTACCGCACCATCGAGCGGTTCCCGCTCCTCTGGCGCAAATACCTCGATGACCAGACCGCCAACTCATGGCGTTACCTCGATGGATGGTCCGCCTTTGCCTCCGGCGCAGCAGGCCGCTCAATCTCCGGCCTCGACCGCTTCAATGGCAAGACGGTCACCGTCATGCAGGAGGGGCAAGCTCCCATCACCCGCACGGTCGCCAGCGGAGCAATCACCGTTCCTGCCGCAGCCGCAGGCTATGTCGGCCTGCCCTACACCTCGACGCTCACACCCATGAAGCTCGACATGGATTTGGAGGACGGTTCCTCCCAAGGCCGCAAAAAGCGCATCCACAAAATCATCGCCCGCCTCTACAAGAGTAGGGGAGGGGAGATCCGCACCAACAACGGCGATTGGTATGCCCTCGCCGACACGCTCTCCACCGGCGACCAAAAGCTCCTCCTCGCCGGGGCGTTTGGCAACGACGCCGACATCACCATCCGCACCTCGGCTCCATACCCGCTCAACCTCATCGCCATCCTGCCGGTCTGGGATGCCTACGGAA